TGTGGCGATCACCGGCCGCCTGTCTCGGCTTGAGGTCGCCCCGGCCTCTGCTTCCGAAGCTGTCGTGATCGGTTGGGTTAAGGGCTGATCCCGAATTGCGGGACGGCCATGACGGCCGACAAATGCGCATGGATGCGCGCCCGCTCTATACAAGGAGCGATCCATGCTGATTCGTGTTGGTAACGTCGAAGCGGAAATCAAAGTCGCGGCGGTGATGAGCACCCCGCGACTTGGATTCACGGACAATTTCTTCTGCGTTTCGTCGGCACTGGCCCCTCACGGCATTAGTCCCATCAAGGTGACTGGTGCCTTCTGGGGCCAGTGCCTTCAGCGTGCCATGGAGCAGGTCGTGGACACGCACGACGTTGTCCTGACCATCGACTACGACACGGTCTTCAGTGCCAAAACGGTCGAGGCGCTGCTCGCTCTTCTGTTGCACTCTGGCTACGACGCAATCGCGCCGCTCCAGACCAAGCGAGAGGCGAATGCGGTCATGTTCGCCCTGGCCGGAAACAGCCCAGACGAGAAGACGACAGTGGACGGCGACTTCTTCAACAAGGTCGTCCAGCCAGTCGAGACCGCGCACTTCGGCCTGACGTTCATTCGAACCGAGGCCCTGAAGAAGATGAAGAAGCCATGGTTCGTGGCCTCCGCAAACGACGAAGGCGGCTGGGACGGCGGGCACGTCGACGAGGACATCTCGTTCTGGAAGAAGTTCGCCGCCGTAGGCAACAGGCTCGGCCTCGCCACGCACGTCAGCGTTGGCCACGCCGAGCTGATGGTGACATGGCCCTCTCGTACGGCCGAGGGCGGAAAAGTGCAGCAGCACACCACGGAATACTGGAACGGCGGCCAGAAAGCACCTGAGAACGCCTGGGGGAATGTGACATGAAGATTCGAGTCATTCGAAGCTACGACGCCTATGAGGCTGGGCAGGTCTTTGAGGACTGGCCGAGCGGCATGTGCGAGATCCTGATTCAGAGGGGCCTGATCGAGGAATTCGTCGAGACGGCTGACGCCGAGCAGGGGACTCTCGAGCGCGCGGCGGTTGACTTGAAACACAAGAAGAAGAGGCCGCAGTAATGGACACGATCATCTTCGGCGTCCCGCAGCCGCCGTCTTCCTCGCTGACGCCGTACAGAAGCCTAATCCGCACGGTGCAGCCTGTTGTTGAGCCCGTGAGCCTGTCGGCCGCAAAGACGCAGTGCCGCGTCGACACGGAGGCCGACGACGCGTACATCCAGTCGCTCATTTCCGTGGCGAGGCAGTACGTCGAGGACACACTCGACATTACGCTCCTGACGACGACGTGGCAGGTGCGATACGACCTGTTTCCGGTCTGGGAGATCAATCTTCCCAGGCCGATGCTACAGAGCAAGAACATCACCGTAAGGTACAGGCAGGGCGACGGGAATTACTACACGCTCACGAGCGCCGCAAACGATTTCCAGTACGACTGCAATTCGATACCGGGAAAAATTTACCCGCTGTGGGCTCAGTCGTGGCCGCCAACAAGAGGCGACGAAAACAGCGTGGTCGTTGAGTTCACGGCCGGCTACGGAGACGACGGCTCGAATGTGCCTCCGGTGGCTCGCCACCTGATCTTGATGCTGGTGGCTCACTGGTATGACTCCAGGCAGCCAGTGTCATCAGCGGCCGCGAATCCAGTGCCCCAGACGTTCGAAACCCTCCTGGCAGCCTCTGGGCTTGGGATTTACCGATGACTATTCGCGCTCGCATCGACGTTGACACTGTGTTCCACGACGCCACGACCACATCGATTACGGTGGGGTCGCTGTCGGACCATCTGGCTGTTTCTCCGAATTACGCCCAGGTGATTTCTGGGTCTGTCGGCACGGCGGCCGTCGCTATCTCTGGCCCAGCCAGCTTGTCAACGCTCGTCGTGAAGAACGTGGGTGCCAGCGTCCTGCGGATCGGAGGCAGCATCGACATCACGGCTGGCCGCGTGGCCGTGATCCCGACGACATCGACCATCACTGTCTCGTCCCCGAGCGGCTCTGGCTCGTACTCATGCCTGTGGGTGGGGTGACATGATCTCATCTGGCCTCATGAGGGAGCGCGTAACGATCCAGGCTCCGACCGAGCGGCAGAACCAGTTCGGCGAGGCCACCGTTACATGGAGCGACGTTGCGACAGTTTGGGCCAGCGTGCAGGGCCTGTCCGCAAGAGAGTATCTAGCCGCCCAGCAGGTCGGCTCCATCATCACGCACAAGATCCGCATTCGATTCTTCGCCGGCCTGACGCACTCGTACAGAATCATCTGGCGTGGACGCATAATGGAAATAGCGAGCGTGCTCGAGCGCGAAACTCGCACAGTTCACGAAATCCTTGCGAAGGAAGACGAATAGATATGGCGTCGTTTCTCCCTGTTGCAAAAGGATTTGTGCGGGTTGATATGGGCGGAATCGGCCCCATGATCGACACGCTCAAGAATCTGGCCACCACGTTCGAGGCCCGAGACGATTTGACGAAGGTGCTTCGCAGGGCAGCCGTGCCGATCCGCGACACCTACCGCGCGGAGGCACTCAAGCATGACGCCACTGGGAATCTGGCCGCCAGCACAACGATCAAGACAAAAAAGTACCCAGGCGGCAATGCCGTAGCCGTAGCCGGCCCGGCGCAGACCGGCTCCGCAGGAGCCACGGCTGACGTGCCGAGCGGGAATCACGCGTGGTTGGTGGAGTTCGGCAGTCACGGCCGCAGATCGCCTTCAAAGCGAGGTAAACGCCACACATACGTCAACGTCCACAAGAGCATCAACCGCAAGATGAAGCTCCACTCAAAAGGCGTCGACTCAGAGAAGTTCAAGAAGATGGGGGCTGGATTCTACTTCCTCATGTCTTCGTGGAAGGAGCCGACCCGTCAGGCTCGCAAGGGCAAGGGCTACACGCACGACTTCCTTCCGGACGGCGGCGTCTACACGCTAAAGGCGGGGGCGACCTACGGCGCTATGCCTGGATACCACCTGATGGAAAACACGATTGCAGCCAAGCAGGCCGAGGCGCAGACCATCATGAAAGACGGCATCATTGACGCAATCAACAAGCGACTTGCGGGGAAGCTGCCATGATTTTGTCCCCAGAGAAGCACGTTTTCCAGAGGCTCGTCACGACTCCAGGCGTGGCTAGGCTGATCGGTTTCCAGGTGTATCCAATCGCCGTGCCGAACGGCGCCGAGCTGCCGTTTTGCGTTTACAAGCGGGCCAACATCTCGCGAGAATCGTCGCTGTCTGGGCCGTTGTTCCTGCCGGTCGTCAGCCTGCAGTTGGCTTCGTGGGGCCTGTACTATGACGTAGCCCGCGAGCTTGCGGACGAGGTTCGACTCGCTTTGGATGGCCACACAGGAACACTATCTGGCGTTACAATACATGATATGAGGCTCGTGTCGGAGACGGACGACTTTCTCGACCCGAACGCGGTGGGTGCCCAGCTCCCGCCGGCCTACGAAGTGCGGCAGCTTTACCAGATTCGTTGGAGTGAATCAGAGGACTAAATAATGGCATACGCAGTTTCGCAGGGCATCACGCTCACGCTTGGCGGCTCGCCGCTTTCTAACGTCACGCAGGTATCTGTTAGCGAGAATTCGCCGAACGTCGACTCGTCGCACCTCGGCCTTACCGACGGTTCGTACCGCACGTTCATCGCTGGGCTCAAGGACGCTGCCGAGATCTCCGTCAACCATATCGGCACAGCGCTGACGGTCGGCAACAAGCCCGGCGGAATCACGGTCGGCAGCATTTCGTTCGCCGGCGCGACTGTCATGTCCAGCGAAGTTTCGTACCGGGTTGGCGAGATTGTTGGCTACACCTCGACAATTCGCGCAGCGAACTAGCATCCACACATTACTCAAAAACATAGGGAGCCACTGAAGTGCCAGCACTTTCCAACACAACGGTCCAGTTCGGCGGAACCACCTACACGGCCACCTCTGTCACCGTCCGAGACATGCGAGATCAGATCGACGTTACGGCGCTCTCGGACACGCAGCGCCAGTATCAGGTGTCTCCGCTGTTTAATGCCGCGGAGGCTCAGGTCGAGTTCGTTGGTTACGGCCCACGCGCCGGGACCAGCGGATCACTGACGGCTCCTGGCGTAAGCGGGATCGGCGGAACCGTGGTGTCAAGCAGCACTACGTTCAACCTGAACGAACCAATTCGGTCGCAGGCGACAATCCAGTTCACTCGCTGAGTAAAAGCCCATGGCTG